GCTGAGTAAGTTCCCCCGTAAAACTCCAGTGGAATTTCCCTATCGTTTTTCCGAGGCCGTGTGAACCGTTGAAGTGTTCCTCCACAGTAGCCGCCGGCTGTTTTCGCGCCTGCAAAGAGGAAAGATTCTCTCAGGACCGTGAAAGAAAGTAACACGCATTTCAACCAGGTCTTGTCGTCCGCATGGAACCGCGTTGCAGGACGGAGTTCCTGGCGCGACTTGATGCGTCTACAGGCCTATTGGATTCGCAGGCGATGCTTCTCGCGCAGGACCAGTTCGTCGAAGATCGCCAGTACCCTTTTTCGATAAGTGTACATGCTTCGCAGTGAATTCCGGAAGCTGCTCTCGTACCGCCGGGGATGAAGCCATTTATCCAAGACCGGGCGCGGAACATCGATATCGCGCCGAAGATCGTCCGCCGAGTGCCCGCGCAGAAACAACCCGTAGAAGATGGCGGCTTCCCGTTGCGGTGCGAGCGGATCGAAATCTTCGGGAACCATCATGCGAGGACCTGTAAATCCGTATCGTACTACGAAATTGCGCCTTTGGAATGTCCTTACGTCAACAGTCTAAGAACCTCTCAAAGTGTCTCAGAGAAAGCGTTGATACACGATCACGCGTTGGCGTTAAAAACTATGTGGCTCGGATTCAATGGCTTACATGCAAATTTTTTCGACTCGCTGAAAACTGCGCTGGTACGTTCGTGGGCAAATGCGGTCAGGTGACGAAACAAATAGCACCCAAAGCCAAATGGAAGAGCTTTGTTGGCCGCGGTTACCCCTTCCGTCCCAAAGCCAATTTCAGACACTTAAGGGACGATTTAAAGGATTTTCGGGGCCGGTAGGGTCTGGCAAGAGCGCGGCGTTGTGTTCTGAGGCCGTGCGTCAAGCCTTTCTGAATCGTGGAAGGCAGGGCCTGCTCGCCGCACCGACCTTCGGCATGCTCCGCGACGCGACGCTGGCAAGTTTCTTCCGCGTTATGGAGGAGCAGGACGTCGATTTTGAGCACCGTAAATCCGACGGCGAGCTGACGGTAAAGGGTCCAGAGGCAACAATACTGCTTCGTTCCCTTGACGATCCGGAACGGTTACGAGGCACAAACCTGGCTTGGTTTGCGATTGATGAGCTTTCTTACGCAAGGGAGGAGGCGTGGCTGCGCTTAGAGGCTCGTTTGCGAGATCCGAAAGCAAAGAAGTTGTGCGGACTGGGGGTTTGGACCCCTCAGGGACATGACTGGATTTACAAACGATTCGTGGATAAACCGGTGGCGGGCTACGACTGCGTACGCGCAAAGCCTTTCGAGAATCGTTTTTTGCTCGAAAGCACGCCGGACTACTACGAGCGATTAGAGACGAGCTATGACCCAAAGTTTTATCAGCAAGAGGTCCTTGGCGAGTATCTAAATCGTCGGGCGGATCGTGTGTACCACTGCTTCAACGCCGCGGTTCACATCGTGCATCAGGCATACGACCCGCGCAAAACCCTGCTGTGGGGGCTTGACTTTAACGTGGCTCCGATGAGTTCGGTGTTGCTTCAGGAACACCACGGGCGCTTGGTTGTTATCGATGAAATCGTTCTCGAGCGCGCCACGACTGAGGAAGCGGGTTTGGAGTTTGAAAATCGATACAAAAATCACGCCGCGGCCCTTGAGATCTTTGGTGACGCAAGCGGAAAAAACATGCACACGACGGGCTCCACGGACTATACGACCTTGCAGACTGCTCTTTACCGCGCCGGTTTCCGAACCGTGAAGCTTCGGGTTCCATCAAAAAATCCCCCGGTTCTTAGCAGGGTTCAGAAAGTTAACGGATTGCTGACGAATGCCCTTGGCGAGGTGCGGCTAGAAGTAGATGCGCGGTGCAAAGAGTTGATCAAGGATTTTGAGGAAGTCATATTTAAGCCCGACTCGGGCGTAATTGACAAATTTCGAGATGCACGGCGCACCCACGCTTCGGACGCGCTCGGATATGTCATTTGGCAGCTCTATGGCGACAAAGTAGTCGCGGGCGAGATAAGCAGGCCGCTGTTTTGAGAGCGCAGGGAACCGGGAACGAATACAGCGTGCAAAGCAAAACAGAAGGGACGAGATGATCGATATCAATCGAGAGCACCCGGATTTCAGGCGCCAAAAGCACACTTGGCGCTCCTACCGGGATCTGTACTCTGGCGGGCAGCAGTTTAAGCATCGCGCTGCAGAATATCTCCTTCGCCGGCAAAAGGAGCCGCTAGACGTTTACAGTGAGCGCCTTCAGAGAGTCTTTTATGAAAACTATATCGGCTCGATCATCGATTGGTATTCGGCAACCTTATTTCGTCGTGCGCCGAGTCTGCATTTCGAGAGCGGAAACGAAAGCGGTCAGACTTTTCTCGCGGTTCTGGCGGACGACTGCGACCTGCGCGGAACGAGCCTCACGCACTTTTTCAAAAAATGCTTCGCCGACGCCCTGGTAACGGGCAAAAGCCATATTCTGGTTGATTTTCCCCGCGCCGTGCGCCCTCCGACAAATAGGGCAGAAGAAGATGCGGTGGGACTGTCGCGCGCGTATCTGGTTCGTTACTCGGCCGAAGATCTCATCAATTGGAGCTTTGACGAACGAGGCGATTTCGAATGGATAGTTCTGAAACAGACCGCAGAGCGGCAGTTGAGTGTGGAATCACCTGAACTCGTTCAGGAGACTTACTGGTACTACTTCGACAAAGCCGAGTATCGAACGTACAAGAGCATCGAACGCGCGAATCCCGCATCGAACTTCTCTCTTTTAGAGGGCATGGGCCCGAGCAAGCCCTCGAACATTGATCTGGTCGCCCAAGGGCCGCATGCGCTGGTGCGTCAAAGACGAGTGCCGCTGTTGACCATGCAGGTAAGCGAGGGTTTGTGGCTCATGAACAAAGCGGCTCAGCTGCAGCTGGAGCACTTCAACAAATCGAACGCGCTCGGATGGGCAATAGGCATGGGCCTTTTTGCGATGCCTGTCATCTATTCCGATCGCGAATGGAACCAAATTGTTGGCGAGAGTTACTACATCCAGCTCGGACCTCAGGACCGCTTCGGGTGGACCGAACCGGAAGGTAAGGTCTATCAGATAGCCGCACAGAACCTAGAGAGCCTTAAAGAGGAGATGTATCGGGTTTGCTACTTATCTCAGGCATCGGGCGAGATGGTGGGCGGTCATTCTCAATCAGCCGCAAGTAAGCAACTCGATTTCACGATTACCAAGGAAGTGCTGCGCGCCTACGGAGATATGGTCAAGGACACCATAAAGAAGGTGCTGATGGCGGTCAGCGATGCGCGTGAGGACGACATCGTCACGTCCGTGTCCGGACTTGATGAACTCGACATCGGTGACTTTGGAACGGAGTTGCAAGAAGCGACAAATCTTCTTCAACTCGGTATAAATTCGCCTACCTTGAAGCGGCAGATGTTCCAGAAACTCGCATTCAAGTATCTCAGCGACGTCCGTCAGGAGACGAAGGATCAAATTGCCCAGGAAATTGATGCGCAAGTTATGAGTTAAGGCACAGGAGGGTTATGCCAGAGGATAAGTCAGTTAGTGATGAGATAGTTACTGGAGTCGATGTGCGCGACGTAGTTCGACAAGCGATTGAAGAGTTTGTTCAGGGCGAGCAGCGAAAAGCAGAACCGGCATACAAAGCCGAACTGCAAGATGAACGGAAGCGCCGCGAAAGCCTCGAAACAAGATTAAACCAGTTGGTTGAAGAGAATCGCAGCGCCCGGGCAGCGGCGGACGAAGCCGACAGAAACTCGCAGATCCGGACCGAGCTACAGCGGCTGGGAGTGGCCAAAGTAGATTTGGCTTTCCGGGCGGTTAAAGACGATATCGTTCGCGCGGAAGACGGTCGCCTCCAAGCCCGGGGCGCCGAGGGAAAGGGGTTGCACGAATACCTGACCAGCTTTGTGCAGGAGAACCCTGAGCTTCTCCCCGCCAGAATTGCCGGGGGGAGTGGTGTTCAGGCGAATCCACGCAAGGCTGTACAAAGCGGACCGCCGGGTATCGAGATCGACAAGATCAAACCCGGAATGAATCCAGAGGACCTTGATCGAGTACGGCAGGAAATTGCACGACTCGCGTCGCAAGCATTAAGAGGCGGGTAAGGCCGCACGGGAAGCGACTTAAACGTGATGAACTTTGATTGCTGCCGTCGAGCACTTATCAGAGCCTGAGTCGTAAGTACAGACTCAAAAGCAAATTTATCTAACTTTATCTAGGAGATTTATGTCGATAATTACATCTGCCAATTTGGCAAATGCAATCGTGAAGCTTGTTGCAACAGATGCATTACCGGCCCTCATGGGAAATCTTGTGATGGGCAACTTGGTCAATCGCGATTACGAGCCGATTTTGGCGCATGCTGGAGATACGGTCAACATCCCGATTCCTCCGGCGCTTGTTGCAAACAATATTGCTGAGGGCGGAACGGTGACCCCGCAGAACCCCAGTTTAGGTAACGCACAGATTGTATTGAACACGCATGCTGAAGCGACGTTCCAGATCCCTGACGTCACTAAAGCGCTCGCGTTTCCTGAGCTGCTGAAAGCGTACATGCAGCCGGCAGTAATTGCAATTTCTGAGCGGATAGAACGCGATCTACTCAACCTATACGGTCAGTTCACCGCGAATACGCCAGTCGGGTCGGCGGGAACCCCGGTTACGGAAGCGACCATTGATTCAGCCGAAACCGCGTTATTTGCGGCCAAAGTGCCACCCAGCGCGCCTAAGTACCTGATCGTGGATTCGAATACTTACTCACAAATTCGACAGATTCCACGTTTTAGCGAATACTATTCAGCTGGCGAAGCCGGGTTGCGCGCGTTGGTGGAAGGCAACGTAGGTAAGATCAAGGACTTCTTCATCTTCCGTTCCCAATACGTACCGACAACGGGGACGGCAAACCCAAACACGCATAACCTCGCTTTCACTCGCGACGCACTCGGACTCGTGGTACGGCGACTGCCTCAACCTTTGCCGGGCACAGGCGCCATTGCCGAGTACGCGGAGATGGGCAATTTCGGAATTCGCGTTGTGATGAGCTATCAGCCGAACACGCTATCCCAGCAGTTTACGGTTGACGTCCTCTATGGCGCCGGCGTTTTACGGAACACTTTTGGAGTTCAGGTTAACAGCTGACCCGAACGTCGAAGTCCTTGAGCTTGTGGGAGCCACTTCGTTGGCTCCTTTTTTATTTAAGGAGATGCCATGGATTTGAAGCAATACTTTCGAAAGATTAGACAAGTCGAGGCTGGCCTGAGTGACAGATTCCCCGTCATCGTGAGTCTGGACACGCCCGACGGCGGAAGGCCCGGCCTAATTTCTGAGACGTCTCGTGAAGTGGCAGCCAAGATGATCGTCGAAGGGCGCGCTGTGCTGGCCAACGAAGAGGAGAAAGGGATCTTTCGTACTCAGCAGGCATTGGCAAGGCAGGCGGCAGAGAAGGCCGAGCTCGCCAAGCGAGTGCAGGTTGCCATAATCAGCGACCGGGAGTTGAAGCACCAGATCGCTCAACTGGATGATCTGTGCATTCCTGGGGAATGATTCATCATGGCGTTGTTCACTGATGCCGATATTGTGACCCTTGATGATCTCCTGCAGTTTGAGACCACGCTTGTACAAACTGCTTCATCGCACGGGATCAATGTCGATACCAAAATCAAATTGGCGACTGAGGCCATCAGCGACAAAATGCTTTTATGGCTGCTCAGAGCGGGCGCATCCGATCCTCAATACCTAAATCGCCGGCGTATCGGCCTGTCCACAATTGTGGTCACGCCGGTGCTGCAGCGATGGGTGTGCTTCGAGTCGCTTTCCCGGTTCTTCGCCGAAGCGTATAACGTCCAGCTGAATACGCGTTTTCAAGGTAAGTGGACTGAGTATCAAAACGAAGCCACGGACGCTGGGGAATTAGTATTCATGTCAGGTCTGGGTATTGTGTACAATCCCTTGCCAAAACCCGCGCTACCACTCGTATCGATACAGACAGGCACCACACCGGCGCTTTCCATGTTCATTCAGACTACTTGGGTGGACAGTAACGGAAATGAGAGCGCTCTAAGTCCGGTCAATGGAGTAATCTTGAACGGCGCGAGCAGCGTCGTCGCGGGGATGGCAGAGGGTGCGCTCAACCCTCCAAAAACCGCTGTGGGTTGGAACGTGTATGCGGGAACCACTGGAAACGAACTCACCCTGCAGAACAGTGGTCCGCTGCCGATCGGGTCGACATGGCAGTTGCCTGACACGGGCCTGGTCGATGGACGAGAGCCGTCTGATGGTCAGCAGCCGAACTATTACATTACATTGCCGAGGCTAAGTCAGCGAGGATAGCTATGTTGCCTGTAACCATTCTCGCCGCTCAGAAAGTCTCTAATCTCCTTGTGAACGGTAATGCACTCGAACAGCAGATTGCCGCGACGGCCGCAGCGTCGAATCTGGAGGTACCGAACATTGATCCGAACCAGATAGTGCTGAGCTCGGTTGCGGCCGATATGGCCGACAAAGACCTCCAACTCACGTATCCTCGAATCGCCATTTATAGCACGGGCTTACGGAATCTGCAGGTTGAAAAATTTCGGTCGCTGTCCGGAGTAATCTCAGTTACCTCCGAGCTTTGGGCAAGCGCAAACCTCCTACAGCAGGCCGACCAGTGGATTCACTGTTACGTCGAAGCACTAACCGAGATTCTTCGGAAAAACATCGGGGACTGGCGCGATGGGATTTTTTTCTCGGGAGCCTACGATGTCTCTTTCCAAGCGCCCAAAACCGGGGGCTTCGGCTATCTTGGATCGGCAAAAGTAAGTTGCAATTTGAACGTAAGCCGTAACTGAGAGGACCGCAATGGCGAACTATATCCTATCTAATGCAAATCGCTTCTACGCAGCCATTGAAGCAAGCTACGGCCAAGCGGCGCCTATAACTTCCACCAATCGCTTTCCTGCGGTCAAGCTTCAGGCGCAACAGGTACTTCAGCAAGGCAAGCGGCTAGATAAGACGGGCACTCGACCCTTTCTAGGTTCCTCCAAGAGCGCTCGCCGGCAAACAGCGTTTCAGGTAAGGACTTATCTAACCTCCTGGAGTGGCTCGGGAGAACCCTCGTACGGGCCGCTATTCCGGGCGGCGCTCGGTGCTGCTCCGCTCGTCAGCGGCGGAAGTGTTATAGCGTCTGTTCCTGACTCAACGAGCCTACAGATGACCACTCCACATGGGCTGCTAAAGGGCATGGCAGTGTCGTATTCAAACGATATCCGTTTCGTGGCGAACGTGGTTGATGCTTTGACCGTATCTATAAACGCACCGTTCTCCGTCACCCCATCTTCGGGCGGGACTCTTGCACCAGCAATCACCTATCCTTTATCGACTGCATTGCCGAGTGTGAGCCTCTACGATTACTGGGATCCGATATCTGCTGTAAGCCGAATCGTAACTGGAGCGGCTGCGGACACTTTGGAAATTTCCGTCAATGGAGACTATCATGAGTTCGTTTTCGGAGGACCGGCGTCCGACATAGTCGATTCGAGTAGCTTTTCACCGGGAACAGCCGGCCTGAGCATTTTCCCTCCAGAACCAGGTATGACCGATTTTGACTATTCCATCGTTCCGGGACATCTGGGAGAGGTCTGGCTCGGAAGCACGGCGAACCAATTCTTTACGTTGACGGGCGCAAGCATAGGCGTCAATAACCGAATTGAGGTTCGAGATCGAGAGTTCGGCTCTTCTTACCCCCGAGCCATTGCGCCGGGCCCCCGCATGGTTAGCTCGGATTTTACTCTGCTGGCGCAAGATGATAACCAAACCACAGCGTTGTACGCGATGGCGAAACAGCGTACCGGAGTGTCCGCTTTGCTACAGCTCGGACAGCAGCAGGGTCAGCTTATGGGTATTTTTCTTCCCAACATGGTTCCCGAGATTCCGAACTATAACGACGGCGACACCAGGCTTCACTGGGAGTTTAAGAGCAATAAAGCGCAAGGAACGTCGGATGATGAAATTTTTATCGCGTTTGCGTGAGCAATATCAACACGAAAGCCTGTCATGGCATGAAAGCACTGCACTGCCCGGAGTACGGTTCGCCACCCGCCGAATATCGCTGCTGCAACGCATTGAACTAACTAAGAAAGCACGCGAGCTGTCGATAGATCACGATTTCTTGAGGGCAGGTGATGCAGCCGATCAGCTCCAGGGTTCCTTAGCCGATTTGCTTGTTCGAAGGCTGTATCTCGAATGGGGCCTCGCCGAGCTTACAGGGCTAGCCGTCGACGGGCAGAGTGCAACCGTTGAGTTGCTGATAGATAAAGGCCCGGAAGTTCTCAGCGATGAGGTGCTCGACACGATCCGTGCAGAGCTCGGACTCTCGGAAGACGAACGAAAAAACTTCTAATCGCATTCCAATTCCAATTTTCTTCACCGGCCGCGTGGAATTGCGATAGTTGTCGATCAAGCGGCTTGGTCCGAGTTAGAAACTGTGCTTGGCTGAGCAACGCCAGGCCTGAGAACGCCAGACCGGTTTGGGCCAGGTCGGGAATAGTGTCGCTGCATTGCCCTAAGTCCGTGATTAGTGCACAAAGCCTCTACTTTCTCGATAGGTTCAAAGTCTGGAAGAGCTTTAAGCACGGCACTCTCGAGTTAATAGATGCGAAGACTGCTGATGCGCTGATGGTTCTCGAAGAAGTCTGGCAGAAGGAGAAACAGAGTGGCGAAGTCAAAGAGTAATTCGTCCAGCCTAACGAATTCCCGGTCACGGAAAAAGGGACAAGGCGCGAGCCCACCTTTGCCGGTGACCAATTTAGTAACACAGAGCGAGGGTATCAGCTCCGAGAAGCCAGTGTCGCTGGGCCGTTTGGGAGATACTACCCGAAGTTCGATCACCGGGAGAGTAACGCCTCAAGGCATTCGGTTCGGCAGACCTTCGTCCCCGGGCACAAAAGCCGCTTCTAATTCCGGAAGCGAATGGACCAATCTGCTTAAGCAGACGGCCTCCGGGGGAATTGCCAGTGCGTTTAGTGGAAGCTTTGGCGGCATTGGAGGGCTCGGGTCGCTGGTATCAGGGATATTCAGCCTGTTTGGTGGCGGTGGTAAAAGCACGCCACCTCCGTTGGTTGAATTTCAAATGCCGAGCTCTCAACAGCAAACAGTTTACGTTGGGGCGGGCGGCAGTTCTACCTATCAAGCAAGTGCGGTTCAATCGACGGGCGGCAGCGCGGGGAAAAGTGGAATCTACAATACCTCCGCTATTGTGGGCACTGCGGAAGCGACACCAAGCTCTCAATGGATTCAAGAACAGAGCGGACAAATTGCTCAGGCAGTGAAAACCGCGCTCTTGAATTCGAGTTCGCTCAACGACGTCATCGCCGAGCTCTGATCTATGGCTAACTTCCCCGTACTCAGCTCTGGTGCAATTACTCAATATCCTGCTCCGGTTAGCAGCGGAATGGCGACGCAGGTTATCCGCTTTCTCGATGGATCTGACCAGCGATATCTCATGCAAGGCAAAACATTCCGTTCTTGGGAAATTAGACTCGATCTCCTCAACTCCACCGAGGTTCAACAGGTCGAAGCGTTTTTCATGTCTCAACAGGGGGACTATGGCTTATTCTCATTTCCTGATCCATTTAGCAGTGCAGATATTCCGAACTGCCGCCTTGGGTCGCCAGGTCTGGTCACAGAGTATGTTGGCGAGGACATAAACGCGGCTTCATTCTGGGTTATAGAAACCTATGGCTAACTTATATTTCCCTCAGCTGTCTGATTCGGCCCTTGCGCAATATCCGATCAGAAAAGTGAGGCTAGCCCGAACCATAAAAAACGTTCTTCCGGACGGGACCATGCTCTTAACTCCAGATCCCAATGGGGGGCGTCTGATTTGGGAGCTTTTCTACACAGACTTGTCGGCTGCCGAGTTGCAGGCGATTCAGGCACATTTTGAAGCATGCCTCGGGCCTTTTCACGCCTTTACGTTCATAGATCCGACGGATAACATGCTGGCATCGAGTTTGGATTTGAGAGCATCATCCTGGCAAACGGGAAGCGCCCTCGTCCTGACATCCGGCGTCGTAGGTCCGGACGGAAGTTCGACCGGTTTTAGCGTCACGAACACTGCCCAAGCAACTCAGGAAATCAGCCAAAGCATGT